AGATATCATAGATGTATTTACAAGAAGTATTACTGGCACACCACTCATTCCCCCAAACATAAACGATATACCAGTATTAAAAAGATTATTTATTGATATGGACAAGTCTGGCGGTTTACAGCAACAGTTTTATGAACTCAGATCAGAGGTAGAGAAAGCAACAATTACCCTGAATAAATTAAAAGATCAAAAGAGATATGACGAACTTACTGCTTACAGAGAACACAACAAGGGAACTTTCCAAGTTAAGTCTCAGGTTAATGCCATTAATAGATATATGGCAAACTATAGAAAGAGAAGAGACAGACTCATGCAGAGAACAGATATATCCCTTTCTGCTAAGTCAGACATGATGAGAGAACTGGAGTTGGATAGAGATAGACGATTAGCCATTGTTCCCGCTTTGAGGGAGAAAGCTAACGTTCCAATGATCTCTTTGGGTAACTAAGTCAGCAATTAACTTTTCTTCTTTCAAGGGCTTTAGTTTAAAAAATTCATTGTGTTCAGGATGTTTGGCATGAAACAGTCGAGCATAAAAGCAAATGTAGTCATTACTAATCTTAAATTCTCCACCCTTCGTTTCTATTTCCCTGTTCCATCTAATCCGATTGACTATAGCCCAATGAGAATAATGATTCCTACCTGTTGCTATAGCCTCTAATGTGTACTCTCTAAACTTTTCCCACACTTGAGGATTCTCCTTATGCCATCCCCACCATTTCTTTTTTCTTTCCTCTAGCTGTTCTCTCAGTTGCTCTTCAAGCATCATCATCTTCACCTTTAAATAAACTTACAAAATGTTCAGCATCCATTACCACTAATGGCTTGCTCCTGTTTCTTTTAATAACCAACAATGGCTCATATCCTTTGCAGTTTTCCTTTGCTTGCTCATAGGATGTCCAAACATTAACTCGCTCTTGGTTCTTACACTCTACAGAATAGGGAAAGCGATTCCTTGATTGCTTACCCATAATGATATCTTCACCCTGACTTCCCATAGGTCTACTCTCTAAATCTTCTTCATCCAACCCTAAAGCATCCACTAATAATTTAGCAAACCATTGTTGGAGTTTTCTTCCTTTTGCTTTCGCGCTACTTGTTTTCATCTATAACCTCTAAGTTAGTGTTCGTGTCTGTATTCGTGTTCATAATACTGCTGTCGGCTTTCTAGCCCAATAAATATAGTAGACTGGTAAATATTAATACATAAATGGTAAAACAAAACCTAACGCATGACATAACACAGCAGTTGGTAATTAAAATATCCACATTTGCCCTGAGTTTCCTAGCCTATCATCTGAAATATCTATGTATGTTTTGTTGATTTCACTTCCTATATAGTTTCTTTTCAACATCTTGCAAGCAAGAGCAGTAGTGCCAGTTCCCATAAATGGGTCATAAACTAAACTCGATTCATCACTAAAATTAGTTAGTATTTTTGCAACTAACTTAGGTGGGAAAACTGCACCATGAGAATTCTCTTTCTCCTTACTTCTAGGTATGTGCCAAATATCGTTTAATGTGCCTCTATCAAAGTTAGCAGTCTTAAACTGTCTGCTAATGGCATTATCTTTTTCAAACACCAATAACAATTCTGATTGTCTGTTTAGTACCAACTCTTGCATAGCGGGTTGTGAAACGCCCTTATCCCAAATAATAATATCTTTTAAGTATTCAGAGAAATCTCCAATCATTTTAAAAACTGATCTTTTGCTACCAGTCACAATCTGTATATTATAAAAAACAAGATTACTAACTCGTAATAACTCTCTTAAAGCCTTTGTATGAAATGAATTGTATTTTTCAATGGGTAAGTTATCTGAAAAGTCTTGGTACTTCGTACTAAATTCATCCACTATTTGTCTTGAGCAATACTCACCATTTCTAATTCTTAGGTTCATATTGTAAGGTGGAGAAGTAATAACAAGATCAACTGCGCCATCATCCATTCTTTCCATTGTTTTTAAACAGCTTTCGTTGTAAATCTTGTTTTTCTCAATGTTTATCATATACCAGTAAATATTAATTTTCGCTTCCAGGCTAAAACGAATGGCGCACACAATGTAGCAGTAGGTTAAAAAGGTATGTCATTTTCTAGCTTTTCTTGCACTTGCTTTAGCAACTCTTGTTCAGTTCCATAGGCTTTTTCAAATCGTTTCTTATAGGGGTGTCTGCTGATTGGTTCTTTACCACTTCCCATTCGGTGATGAGCAAAGCAAAGGGGTAGCACTTCAAAATGTGCGTTAGGTTGTGTTTTACCATTTATGTGATGAATTTCACAAGGGGTTATAAAGCCATTATTTCTACAGACGATACATCCTATGTCTACAACCCTACCCATATGAGTAAGTTCTTCTGTGCTTGGCGCTCTGCCTTTAAGCGCCATATCTTTTGCGTTCTTCTCTAGCGTTAACCATCTTGGTTCTCCACTCTTCAAAACCTATCTCTAGTGCCTTTAGATTGATCTTTAAAGCAGACAAAGCGCCTTTAGATACTCCAACCTTTAATCTAGCCAAATAGAGTTCTTGTTGCGATTCAGCCCACGTTTCTTGAGCAGAAGATGTTTTCATGCCAGTTCCTAATGCTTTCATCTTTAATGTAGCATGGAGTTTCTTAACCTCAGCCTCACACTTAAAGACTTCGTACTCTGTTTTTTCTATAATAGGAGCAATATTCCTAATTTGTTGCATCCAAGATTCTTCAGCATCAATCATTTTCTTTCTCTGTTAGATTGTTTACTCTGCAGTAAACCAAAACAAGAGTCTCACACTTAGGACAAGATAGATTAGTCTCTATTACTTCGTTACCCTCATCATCTTCAACATCATTGTCTCCTCCCCAAAGTAATTCATTACTGCAATGCCAACAATTCATAGTTCTATCTCCTGTATTAGTCTGTTTAAATACCATTTCAGTTTTTTTAAATCTTCCACACCATTTTTATTTTTCCATCTGTGCATATACTTTTTCATATTAAATTCTAGAGCGCCTTGAAAACCCTCTTTCGTCATTGTCGCTTTCGCATACTCAATAAATTCTATGTCTGTATCTTTGTAGTGTGAGGGATTGATACTATCTGCTTTCTCCCACTCACGTTTTCTAAAAATCTTTGTCATTTATGGCAACCTTATACTGTAGTTATTTAATTGCTCTATCTTTATCTCTAGTTGTTCTATGTGCATTTCATGCTCTGCAATCTTTTTCTCGCTTGATTCCATTTTCCTTTGCCATTTTTCTAGCTTGTTTAGTATGTCTTTCCTTATCATAAGAGACTGCTCTTGCTCCTCTTCCCATTAACAAGTTTTCTATTTCGTCTTGAAACGTATCTATCTTTGTTATCAGGCTGTCTTTCTCAACCTCAGTTAAAGGCTCTGATTGAATTATGCTTTTAACATTTTCTAGTATTTGTTCATATCCGTCATAGTTATAGGTTTTCATCTTTCTTCCAGTTGGTTCGTTGCCACCAATAAATAATATTTACTGGTTTATTAGTATTTCTTTTCCCGTGTAAATTCTTGAAAATTTTTATTGCTTGTTTTTCTGTGAGTTCCTTATCACCAGTTTGCATTCTTTCGTCATTATTCATCAGTCTCCACTTGCTATAATTTGCCTCATAGCTTTGGCTTTCGTCATACTCAAATAATTCAAATCCAGTCATAGGCTCTCTCCCGTTGTTAGTAGTGATTTCGCTTTTAAGACTTAAACCACTAAAGAGTCATTAGTTAGGATAGACCTAAAATGGAATATCATCTTCAGAAAATTCCTCTACCTTTGGTTTTACAGGTGCGGGTTTCTGCTGTTCCCTTCTTTGCTCTTTGTTCACATCTAGTCGTGCGTATTTATACGAATTACCATTCTTTGATACCCTATCCCACAAGGCAACTCTCATATCAACACCATTGGCTTGTTCTGATCTCATTTTTTCTACCAATTCTTTTAGTATCTCTTTGGTTAATGTGACCTTCCCTGTCCAGTCGGGCTGTTTATCACTTTCTTTAAAGTTGTTTGTGTAAATCTGTCCATCAGATTGTAGTCTTTCTTCATATGCCATAGGTTATTCCTCCGTTGTTTGGCTTTGGTTAGATTTTTCATTTATCTCGCTACTACGAGTTTTAAAGATTTTATCCAACCGCTTTTTTTGTTCAGGGAATTTTGTTTCAAGCATCCCTATTTCACTTGTTTTTTCTTTCCATCTATTAACTAAATCCTCTCTTGAGTCTTGGAAAATAATTACCTTTTCAAAAGCATCAACAAAACTGTCAGCCCACTTTAAAGTATATGTATCATCTACTTCCTCTACTTCTTCTTTCTTGGGTTCTTCTTTTGTTAATGGCTTTTTTCCTTTGGGCTGAACATCTTTTTCTTCGCTTGGTAAATGATCATCCCATTGTGAAAAGACAGACATTCCTAAACCAATCATAGCCATATTCTTAACTAAGCATCTTTGCCTGTTATCATTAACTTGTCTTGAGTTCGGATTAACTACAGCATTGTTTTTGTTATCCATGATTGGAAGAATCATACTTCTTTCATGCTCATCAATTTTAATTGAAGTCATTACTTCTGCTGTTCCATCAGCCAGTAACCTATAAGGTACTCCATCAAAATCAATGAAGTTATACTTTGCTTGAGGAAACGATTCCATCATTAATGTCCACCCTCTAGCCCATGACAGATATGTAAACTGCATCTTCTTTTCAGTATGCTTTGATACATCTACTGCATATAATGTTTCCCAAATCTCTTTGAATGTTAGTTCGCTCATAATTCTTCTCCCTCTAATTCATCCCAATAAAAAAGGACATCAACTCCCTGATATGTTTTAAATATACCTTGTGTTTCAATTCCCACTTTTTCTTGGTCAGATAATGTACTAAGTATTACCCAGTTAGAATGATCTAACTGCTCTCTGCAATGATCGTCTATGATCTCAGTGATATCTCTACTCATGATCCACCTCCTCGCAAATACAGTCCCAATCTCCACCTTGAGATTTTATCTCTTCCCACTCTGCATCACCACTAAGCATAATAGCCTCAGCCTCCTCTTGCGATTTAGCTACTATTTTGCATTGTTCTGTGACAGTAGTGTCCATCTCAAAGGTGTATTCTCTCTTGCGATCATCGTCATGGTAAAGAGCCACTTGAACCCCATTATAGGTTTCTATATCGGCAACTGTGTCAAGACCAACTTTCTCTTGGTCAGACAAGGTGCTGATAATCACCCAATGAGTATGTCCAAAGTAGTCTCTGCAATCATCGTCTATTTGTTCTGTTATATCTCTACTCATAATTCCACCTTTATTATTTTATTAACAGTATCAATCGTTTCATCCCTTATATCTGTTGGATGACCATCATTGAGTTCTTTGTGATTGCTTTCGTAAAAACGATCTTCCGCCTCTCCTTTAGAGTCAGCCTCTACTTCGTATTGAAAGTCGCAAGTTGCATATGTTGTAATGATAAATTTCATAGTTCCTCCTTGTTAAATTGTTTGCAAAATTCTGAAACACTACAGTAGCTTTCACACCTAGTAGAGACACCCTTAGCAATTTCAATGCTCAAGCCTTTGGTATCTTTTTGTTTTTCTAAATATTCGTCTGCCTCTTCTTGTGAATGCAAAACTCTGACTGCTGACTTTCTACCTTTCTTTATAATCCTGTAAGTATCCTCTTTTTTCCAAGTCTCTATGTCGCTACACTTTGGTAATATGTCATTGATTACATGGTCTGCCTCTGCCTGTTGATGCAAAGCAACCCTCTCTTCAATAAAGGATTCTTGTTTGTCTTTATCCCACATTGGAATGTTTACTACTGCTACAGGAGATATAGGATAGTTACCACTACTTCTTTGATGTTGAAACTTGCTCCAGTCTCTAGCAATGGCTATAACGTGCAATGCCTTAATCTCTTGACCGCTATTCATTCTATTAAGCCAAGCATAACAATTGAGTTGTTGTTCCCACTCAGGCTTGCCATCTGTTAAGGCTGAAACAACAGACCATGCTGAAGTAACCTTATAATCTTTTAAAATGCCCTCTGAAACTGAAATGCTGTCTGTCTGACCACTTATTCTCCACCCTTTGATGCCAGCATACATCCTCTGCTCTGTAATCGTGTCCTCATTGTCCTCATTGGCTCGCTCTAATATCGTGTGAACACTTTGACCTAGTAGTTTCCATATTTCGTCTGAAACATCAATAGTAATATCTTCATAGTGTTTTTTGTTTAACAGTCTAATTTGTGGAGGCTGTAATAATCCTGTTACAGAAATTACAGAATCACCCTTTGAATAACTATCGTTGTTTAAGGCTCTAATTATTTCACTTGGTACGTTGTGCTTGTTGGTATACTTCACTTGGTTCTCCAGATGCCTATGCCATCCTCTAAGGCTCTGACTGTGAAATCCATTGTTGGGTTTTTGTATTTGAATCTAAGGACTGTATTTCTGATTAGTTTTGCCTCTTTCTTTATCTGTACTTTGGATACATTGATTTTTATATGGTCATCTACTTTCATTTTATCTAGGGGTAAATCATATTTGATGGGCTTGCCTCTTCTTGGAGGAACAGGCACTTTCTTTTCTATTTCGTAATTCAATTCTATACCTCTCGTTTATTTATTATGACAAGTCTATGTTAAATCTATGTCTTGCAAATGTCAAACTCTTGGTCTATTATTTTCACATGGATAAACACAGGGTAAAAATAGACAGTTTGATTGTGAAACAAGCAATAAGAGATGTAGCTAGTAAAGATGAAGAAAAAGCAATTCAGGCACTAAATTACTTTAAATCCAAAGACTTTGTAACTTTATGTGATAGAAACGATATTGATAGCAATAAGGTACAAGAGAGCGTAATAAGCATGGTCGATCATCCAATCATATCAAGAAAAAAAATATCCAATAAGATAGCTAATCTTATAGATGAATCTTTTGTGGTTGGGGTTCTTAGTAGGTAGATACTTACTAAGTTTTTAATATTAGTAGGTGTTTACTTACTAATAAGTATACAGATAATAAGAGGATAACTATGTTAAGTCAACAACAAAATGAAAGGTCTGATGTAGACCGAACAATCTACTCACAAATAAACAGTAAAGGTACTGGTCAATACAAACTATCTTGCCCTGTTTGTCAGCACACAAGAAAAAAGAATCGGAGAGATAAACCATTGTCTGTTAATGCTGATAATGAAAAAATAATTTACTATTGCCATCATTGCGGAGTTGAGGGCTTGATTAAAACAACAGGACAAATAATACAAATGAAAACAAAAATGAATGGCACTAAACCAAAAATACCAGTAAAGATTAAACAGCAAACAGCCTCAAAAAAAAGCATAGCTTGGTTGGCTGAGAGAGGCATAAGTTTAGAAACGGCAGAACGAGCTGGCTGTCTCGTGGTGGAAAAAAATAATAAACCAGTCATAGGTTTTACTTTCCCCTCAGCCACATCTCCTGATGAGTACGAAGCAATCAAGTATCGAAGTGCTAACGGAACAAAAGATTTTTGGTGGGAAAATAATGCCACAAAACTTTGGGGTAGACAGATACATAATGACAGTCTTGAAACGATAGAAGATACGATAGTAATTACTGAAGGCGAATTAGATTGTTTAGCCATTTTAGAAAGTTTTAGTGAGTATGCCAACATCAAGGTCTATTCAGTTCCTAATGGAGCGCCCTCAAAAATTACTGATAATATGGTAGACCCATCTGAGGATGGAAGATTTAAGTATGTTTGGGAAGAGAGGGAAAAGTTTGAGAATGTCGGGAGAATAATCCTAGCTACCGATACGGACAGTTCGGGAGATATCTTAGCAAATGAGTTGTCAAGAAGGCTTAACAAAGCTAGATGTTATAGAGTTGATTACGAAGGCAACAAAGATGCAAATGAGTTGTTATTAAATGCAGACAAAGAGGCTGTTAGAAATGCTATTTTAAATGCACCTCCAATACCTTTGCATGGCTTGAATGATATTGAGCATTACACAGAGGAATTTCAGTCTCTTTATTCACAAGGAGTACCCAAAGGGGTTAGCACAGGTTTTGACTCAGTTGACGAATTATTTACACTACAAACAGGTATGCTGAATATCGTTTCGGGCTATCCAGGAGATGGTAAGTCAGCTTTTTTAGATCAGTTAATAGTAAATGTTGGTAAGAATTACGGGTGGAAAACAGTGTTCTGTTCCTTCGAGAAACCTGTTGCACTTCATTCGGTTCAACTCGCGCAATTATTGACTGGTTTGCCATTTTTTGAAGGACAAAACAAAAGAATGAGTCAAGAACAAAAAGACTTTGCAGAACATTGGATTAAGGAACATATCCTTTTCCAAGACTACATGGATGGTGGTTTACCCACGATTGAATCCATTCTTGAAAAAGCAAGTTCGGCAATTATGAGATCAGGCTGTAGAATTTTAGTGATAGACCCTTTTAACTTTATTCACACTTCTCATAAGGGATTAGAAACTGATATGGTTTCTGATATGTTGACCAAAGTGCAGTTGTTTTGTAAGCAACATGAAATAATTTGCTTTTTTGTGGCGCATCCAACAAAGCCTTTTCAAAAGGATGGAAAGAAAAATGTAGTTACAGGAGTAGACATAGCAAAAAGCATGGCTTGGTTTTCAAAAGCTGACATGGGTTTGACAATTTACAGAGGTGAGGATAGTGTTGAGGTTCATTGTTGGAAGGCGCGTTGGGGATGGCAAAGCAAAATAGGTATGGCAAAATTAACATTCAATCCTGTCAATGGGAGATATAGTGAAGCAGAAGAAGTCGAGGACAATTTCAATTGGGAGTTGTAAAACTTATGTTAACGACATAGGCAACAAACAACTTCACGATAGGCACAAAGTCGGTATAGTCAAATATCAAAATAGCAATATTGGTAGAGCCATTGTTTATGATCAACACTTAATCGACATTCTTTTTTTGGAAAAGCATTTAGACGAGAGGCAACATAGCGTTTGCGATAAGTATCTAGGCTTGATTTCAAAAGGGATGCACTTAAACAGCAATTCATTTGACGAAAGATCATCTACTGGTAAATATTATTTATCTCCGATCCCACGAAGCTGTGTCTTGATTGGGGTGCAAAGACATCTGAAACAGTCTTGCGGGAAAAAGTTAGAGAGCCACTTTTGGAAACTGATGGTGCAATCACCAACAAAATTAAAGTCTGTTGAGATAAAAGTAATGAAGAAATGTGCAGAGGCTTTGACTAGCTACTACTATGTTAGCTATGACTCTCCTGTTTCTTTGTTTGAAGAAGCCCTGTTAAACCAAGCTTAGGTTCTTCAACAGGACTACCATTGGCATCATAGCCTACAGAATCATCTTTGACCTTTATGTTTTGTTTTTCTGATTCTTTTTGAATCATGTGTATGATTTGCTTGTTCAAGGAACGACTTTCACTTTTTGCTAGCGCATGAGCAAGTTCGTGTTCCTCTTCAGAGCATCTAATGAATAGACTCTTCATCTTGGGGTTCTCCATAAATAATTTCAGGGCTGTCAATAATTTCACCAATAGCCACACTTTCTCTACCTGTTTGCCAATATCTCCTTTCTTGAAGGCTCTCTATAGCGTGGGCTAAATAATGTTCATTGGCTTGCAGTAAGGGGTTGTCTAATAAGGTAATAGCAAAAGCTAAAGCATCCACTTCTTTTTCAAAAATCCAAACATAATGTTTCCATTCAGCACTTATAAAATACTCTTTAGGCTTTTCTGTTTTGGGCTTATCTATCTCGTAGGTGTGTCTTATTACTGCAAACATCTTACAAGTATAGGCATTATGCAATCAAAAAGAAAGCTGTATTGTTCCATGTGGAACAGGTGCAAATACTACGGGTTGACCAGGTAACTTGGAAGCCAAAGTAAATATTTACCAGTCTATTATATTTATTGGCTTGCATCCATTCGTTTGAGCTTTTTCGAGCTTTCTGGCGTTTTTTCGAGCTTTTTAGACGGGATTCGCATGACGCAATACCAACACTACAGGCATAAAAAAACCCACACTAGATTTCTCTAATGTGGGTCTAAGTACCTCCTTGATTATAGTATCTCCGAATCACATTCACCACAGCGAATGAAATCAGACAGAGACAAATAATGATTTCCATAGGTTTTTTTCATATTTTCAGGATGATCTTCTGAATATTCATCTACACCCTTATATACAAGATACATCAAAGCATGAAACATCCAAGCAAACGATTGCTCTTTTGCTTTAGATTCAGACCAATCAGGACTTGATGGTGGATATGTTGGTCGATAGTAGTATTTAATGTCTGTTGCAAAACTACTGCCATCTTCTAACTCATCACCTAATGCCCTTAAAACCAGTTCGTATGCCAAATTCATTTGTTCTGTAGTTGACATATTTTCTGATAGGGATTCTATTTCTTCAAACAAACCTTCTTGGTTTTTTGTTTTATTTTTAATACTCATAATATTATTTCTCCAATTATTAATTTAGATTAAGTTTTCTCGTTAGAGTCTAGTTGTTAAAGATCGCGTACTTCTTAGTACCCTTATATTATACCATGACACCATAAGTTATTGATTTAGAAAGAGAATTTGGAATTTTTTTTTAACGAAAAATAGAAGAATGACTAAAATTTAGATTGTTTTTGGTGTGTTTTTGGCTTTTTTTTTAGAATGAGTCTAAAAACTTTCCTTTGTTTACAGGGGTTTCAGAGAGGTGCGCATCAATAAATTCTGTTTTCATTAAACTATCTACATAGAATTTTTTTTTGGATTGAGCATAAAAAAGGGCAGTTCTAAGGGTACTCAGAGAACCGCCCTAATAATCTAACTATGTAGATTTGGAGGATAACCATTTTATGAGTAATGGTTAAGTAAGAATATTAGACTATCTGATAGCATCTTGCAAGAATAAACACAACATATGGTATCTAAGAAAAAGAAAACCACTAGATGTTGTGCAAAACCTAGTTTTTGTATCCGAGAAAAAATATTTTTATTTACTAGGCATCCATATTTTTATTTTGACCAAACAGAGAAACACCAATAAATACAACATACCAGTAAATATTATTTTGCAGAGAGCGAAGTTTACTTTTCTGTATCTCTAATATCAGCTAGATTTTAGACAAAAAAAAAGCACGTCTCACTCAGCTATAAAGCCAAGCAAGACGCGCTCTTTTATTTTCCTATACGTTAAATGCCATTACTATTACTAAGGCTAGTAATAATCCTGATAAGTAATGAAAGGAATATTCTAATAGATGTTTAATCATATTATGCACCCATATGTAATAGTCTTTCAAAAAGAAAGACAACTGGAATCAAACAAACAAACCAAAACAGGGCTAAGAACAGAGCAAATATAATTTTATCTGTAGTTTCCCATAATGTTTTAATGACGTAAGGTATTCCAATTAAGCAACACAAAGCTATAAAGGTATAGAAGTTTATTATATTACTCAT